TCTTGGGTTGGCGTTTCGGGCAATTACACTGGTGCGGCTGTGGGGCAGGTCAACCTTGCTGACACAGTAAACGCAACGTGGTTTGTGACCGGCGTCCAGCTTGAGGTCGGCGAACAGGCCACGCCGTTTGAGCATCGGTCGTTTGGCGATGAGTTGGCTAGGTGTCAGAGGTACTTCACCACATGGGAGGCTTCATGGACAGGGGTTGCTGAAGGTGCAAACTATCATCAAAGTGCGCTTGTTTCATTACCTGTTCATATGAGAAGCACACCAACGGTAGCACGAACAGGTGGGACAAACAGTACAAGATATCCATCAAGTGCTTGGGGTACTGTTAGGCGAAACACCACATCATTCACCTCTTTTGTTACAGCACAATCGCTTGGAGGCAATGAAACTTGGCAAGCCATAGGCACTGCGGATGCGGAGTTGTAAATGAACATAACAAATGCACAATATCAAAGTTTAAAAACCGACGATGTGGTTGTAGATGCACAGCATGGGATTATAGCGACCATCGACGGCATGAAGATGTTCGTGCCTATTGAGGCTGGCAACCGCCACTACGACGAAATCATGCGTCAGGTTGCAGCCGGTACATTAACAATCGCTGACGCAGACTGATGAAGCTAACGATGGAACCTGTACTTAAAACACAGATGGAACTGGAAGCACACGAGAAAGAGTGCGCCCTCCGGTATGCAGCAGTGCAGGAACGCCTTGACAGCTTGGACAAGCGCATGTGGCGGCTAGAAGCAATGATTATGGGTAGCACCATTCTTGTGGTAGCAATGGTAGTATCAGTATTTATGGGAATTAAATAAGGAAAATAAAATGGCTTCTTCATATACATCTAGAATTAGATTAGAAAAACAGGCAGATGGTGAGAACCCAAACTCTTGGGGTCTTATTATGAATCAAAATGTTATTGATCTTGTAGACGAAGCAATTGCAGGTTATCAAACTGTTTCTGTTAGTAGCGCAACTGTTTCTTTAACAAACAATAATGGATCATCTGATCAATCTAGAAATTTTGGTTTGAAATTAGAAGGAGCACTAACTGCAGATGTTACAGTTGGTATTCCATCTCAAGAAAAAATTTATTTTGTATTTAATAATACAACTGGTAATAATGATGTTTTATTTAAAACTGTAGGTGGTACGGCTGTAACTGCTACATCACAAGGTCAGGGTATGATGATGGCTTGTGATGGTACAAATATTAATAAGTTTGAGGGTGGTTTTGATTCTGGAACAAAAATGTTGTTTCAGCAAACAACGGCACCTAGTGGATGGACTAAAGATACCACAAACTATAATAACCATGCTTTGCGTGTTGTAACAGGAACCGTAGGAAACGGAGGTTCTGTAAACTTTTCAACTGCTTTTGCTAGTCAAAGTGTTTCAGGTTCTATTAGTAACACTGTTTCAGGCAGCACTGCAGGTCATACACTTACGATTGCAGAAATGCCGAGCCACAACCACACAGGTGTCGTTCAGCAGCGGGAAGACTACAACCCGACGACTGGAACTACTACGCAGTCGCCGCTTGGCTTCGGTGACACAAAAGGCGGTAGCCGTGCATCAGCGTCACCTCTGACCATTAACAACACAGGTGGCGGTGGCGCTCACTCACACGACGCAGGAAGTCTTGCCGTTTCATCAACTTTTTCTGGTAATGCAATTGATCTTAGTGTAAAATATGTAGATATTATAATTTGCACAAAGGATTAATATGAAATTAGAAGTAAAACAAAACTGTCCTTTAAATAATTTTGAACCATGTAAACAATTTGATTGTGCTTGGTTTATGAAAATTTCAGGGACGCATCCTAATACGGGTGAGCCTACTGATGAGTGGGGATGTTCTATGGCTTGGTTGCCTGTTCTTCTTATTGAAAATGCACAACAGTCAAGACAAACAGGCGCTGCTGTAGAAAGTCTAAGAAATAAAATGATTGAAGAGCAAAGTAATTTAGTACAATTTATTTCGGAATCAGAAATAAAGAGATTAAAATAATGTCTACCCGATATGTGAAACTAAATTTTCTTCCCGGTTTTCATAGGGAATCTACTCAATACTCTGAAGAGGGTAAGTGGTATGATGGAAATCGTGTGCGTTTTCGTGAAGGAAAACCAGAAAATTTACGTGGATATCAAAAACATAACACTAATTCCTTAAACGGCATTTCTCGTGATATTCTTGCATGGGCTGATAATGATACTAGAAAACATTTAATTACAGGTACAAATCATCAAATATATGTAGAAAAAGATCAAGAATTTTATGATGTTACTCCTATTGTAACAGTTGTATCTGCTTCTAATCCTATTTCTACATCTCAGAATTCTACAACTGTATCTATAAATATTAGCAATCATGGTCTTGAAGGTGGAGATAGAATTATTATCCAAGCTGCTACAACTGTTGGCGGCAATATTGTATTGACATCTTCTAGTTCTGGTGGACCAGTTTTTGAAGTTGTAACGGCAACGGACCTTAATAATCTTACAATTATATCCGACGTATCAGCAGCAGAAACTTCTGCAGCCGCAGGGGGAACTGCTGTATCTGTAGCCTTTCTTCTTCAAAACGAATTGTCAGACAGCATTCAGGGTTTGGGGTATGGTGCATCTTATTATCAGGCAGGAGCATCTACAACAGGACTTCGTGCTTGGAACGTAGCAGCAAGCTCTTCTGGATTTACATTTAGGGGTGCTCAATGGAAGTTTGATAACTGGGGTGAAGATGTTCTTGGTCTTCGTCGTGGTGGTAATTTATATTACTATGATACAGATGCAAGTTCTACACCAGAACGTATGAAGCCAATTACCAGTAGCACAAACGCTCCTTTGATTACAGCAACAAATGCTCCTTCTCAATCAAACTTTTTGATTGTGTCTCCAAATGATCGTCACGCTATTTGTTATGCTACCAATGAGTTTGGAACAGGCGACTTTAATAGTATGCTGGTTCGTTGGTCGGATCAAGAAAACTTTCAAAACTGGACTCCCGCCACTAGTACAACATCTGGCGAAACTATTCTAGCGGATGGTACAGAAATTGTAGGCGCTGTTCGTTCTAGAAATGCAATTCACATCTGGACAGACAACGCAATGTATACACAGCAGTTTGTTGGTCCTCCTTTTATTTTTAACTTTCAGCAAGTTGGTACAAACTGTGGTCTAATTGCACCACATGCTGCTATTGACTATGATGGTGTATCTTACTGGATGGGCGACAATAACTTTTATGCTTTTGATGGTCGTGTAAGAAACCTGCCATGTACAATTCGTAGATTTTTGTTTGGTGACTTTAACATGACAAACAAAGACAAAGTATTTGCTGGTGTTAACTCAGAGTTTAAAGAAATAATTTGGTTATATCCAAAAGGCAACTCAACAGAACCAAATGCATATGTAATTTATAATGTGCAGGAACAGACTTGGGTTTATGGTGACTCTTTTTATGGTACGTTTGCTGATAGAAATGTTTATGAAAATACACTAGCAACTGGTGCTGTGTCCGCAACGGCTGGTACATTTGTTTGGGATAATGAACCTGATAATATATATACAGGAGATGGTGAAGCTTTATCTTCATTCCTAGAGTCTGGATCAATTGATCTGAATGAGGGCGATGAAATGATATTTGTTGACCGTATTGTTCCTGATTATTCTTTTGATGCTGGTAATTCTGTTGAAGTATTTATTAAAACAAAAGAATATCCCGCCGCTACAACTATAACAAAAGGACCATTTAATATTTTTGGCACGACAAATAAGATTGACATGAGAGCAAGAGGCCGACAGGCAACAGTTCGAGTGTCCGGTACAAATTCAGGGTCGTGGCGCTGGGGTTCAATGCGTTTGGGTATTCAGCCTGATGGAAGACGTTAATGGCTAATTACCCCAACCTACCTTCATATATTCCATCAAGAGAAAACATAGAACGAGTATATAACGAAATTGTTTCTTGGGCTAATCAACTAGCACAGGAACTAGACCTACGAGATAATCAGGTAGACAATAGACCTGCAACAAAAGTATACAGTGTTGTTACTGTTACTGAAATTGGTAGGCCAAATCCGGGCGATATTGCATTTTCTCTAGGCGAAGAAAAGTTTAAGGGATATGTAAGTAGCACAGGATGGGTTAATTTAAACTAATGAACAAGCAAAATTATTTTGATTTAATAAATAGTAGCACATATGTAACAAATGTCAACCAAGGAATTGTGCAAACAAACGATTATTTTGGAACAAAAACCGCTCAGGGTATGGCATTAAACATGAATTCAGTGTATAATAAAAGCAGTAACTTTCAAGCAGATATGACAAAGGCGCAGTCAAACTATATGACGCCCAACAAGGTGACGTAATGGCATACATGGTAAACAGACAAGCACCTATGAGTGGGCTATCTAATCTTCTTGCGCTTCGTGGACGTATGGGTGACACGGAGCTTGTTCATATGTCAAAGCCAGAAATTAGAATGCTTGGTCGTATGGGCGAACTAACTACAAACCCACGTACTGGATTGCCTGAAGCCTTCAGCTTGGAAGATGAGATAGCAGGATTATCAGGTCTTGTGTCTAATTATAATACTGGCAAGGAAGCTATGCAGCAACTGATGGATTATGGTCTGAATAAACTAATGAAGTTTGAAGCCCCCCCACCGGCTCCTGTAGAGGTTCCTAGTATGCCGATGCCACAATCAATGGCAATGCCACTCCCTGAGCTTCCTGTGGCGATGGAGGGTGGTTTGACAGCAGCACTGTCGGCAGGTCGTAGAGCAAAAGATACTTTTGAAGGCCGAGTTCAGGGTAAGGGAGACGGGATGGACGACGAGATTGACTTTGATGTCGTCGGTGACCCTGTAATTAAAAAAGCAAAACTAAGCGCAGATGAGTATGTTGTAGCTGCAGATGTTGTATCTGCTCTTGGCAACGGATCATCTGATGCAGGTGCAGATAAACTAGATCAGTTCATGAAAGATGTAAGGGAAGATGCACATGGTAAAACAACACAGCAAAAGGAAGTAAACGAAAACAAATTGTTTCGGGAGTTAAATGATGGCTGATAGACAATATCAAACACCAAAGCCCTATGAAGATGCGCTGGCTAATATTCTTGAAGAAGCCAGAAAGATTTATGAGGCTAAAAAAGGAGAGGGTTTTCAGACCTACGATCAGCCACGCATTGCTGGTTTTACCCCAGAAGAACAGGCAGCAATGTCTGGTATTGCAGGTCTTGTAGGTGCGGGACGACAGTACTTTGATCCGGCAGCACAGCTTACCAAAGGTCTTGGTCAGCGGTTTACTGCTGATACTGCACAACAGTATATGTCTCCGTATCAGCAAGCCGTAGTAGACGTTGAAAAGCGTGAGGCTGTTCGTCAGGCAGAACGTGGTATGCAGGACATTGGTGCTGCTGCTGTAGGTGCTGGTGGTTTTGGTGGTTCTCGTCAAGCTATTCTTGAAGCAGAGGCAGGACGTAACTTGCAACAACGTCTTGGTGATATTCAAACTCGTGGATCACAAGCAGCTTTTGAATCTGGTCAACGTGCATTTGAAGCACAAAAAGCACGAGAGCGTCAGGCAGCTTCTGGTCTAATGTCGCTTGGACAACAAGCACCTCGTCAGGCTCTTGCAGAACTGACAGCACTGTCCGGTATTGGTGAAGCACAACGAGGTATGCAACAGCAAGGACTTGATATTGCGTACCAAGACTTTATGAAGCGTCAGCAGTATCCATATGACTTGCTTGGTCAGTATCAAGCAACTGTATATGGCTATCCATATCAGTCTTTTGCTCAGTATCAACCAACAGCCCGTCCCTCTGCAGCACAAAACCTTGCTGGTATTCTTGGCGCAGTAGGTAAGGTTGGATCATCTTTTGGTTTTTTTAATACAGGTGGTCGTGTAGCCTATCGTTCTAAAGGTGGACTGTCTGGAATGATAAAAAATTTACAAACAGGATCAACTGTAGGAAGTGATGACGATTTTAAAACTCCTACCAAAGCTGATATTTTGCGGAGCACTCTTGAAACTCTTGGTCTTGGAAAAGATTTAGTTGAAGAGCAAACAAAATTTAGAAAAGAACAAGAAGAGGCAGCACAACAAAAACTTGCCAAACTAGAAAGAGAACGTAGTCCTATTTCTTATGGCTCTGATGTTCTTCTTGGTTTTGCTGCTGCTGATCCAGAAACATCTTTGGGTTTACAGATTGCAGAAGGGGTAAAGGCTGCAGAAGAAAACCGTCCTGATATTGATGAAGCAAGGTTTGAAGTGCAAAAAGCTTTGGCAGAAGGGCGTATTTCTGAAATTGAAGCTCAAGCAAAACTTAAAGAAATTGAAACAAAAACTTTGACTGATGTTTATGAGCTTATGACACCTACTAATTATTTGATTGGTGTTGAAAAAGCTAATAAGTTTTCTGATTATATAGAAAACAACTACGGAAAATCGCCTCAAACTGCTGCTGATATTCGTCGTAAAGCTCAGTCTGCTGCTGAAAAAGCAATAAGAGAAAACCCGTCAATGTATGACACTGAAGAAAAACAAGATGCTCTTATGATATCTTTAATTGATGAAATGGCTGACTCAATATCTCCGGGTGGTGGAACACCTGCCGACCCTAATTCGTCTGGTAATACAGTAGATGACATTTTAGGAACTGCGTCTGGATCAGGTACAGCAGTTGCTACGCAGTAGGAATAATTATGTCCCTTTCATTTAAGTCTGGCACATATCAAGAAATATATCGTGACATTGGCAATCTCAAAAAAGAGAAAGGTCAAGTTACAAGAGAGGATATTATTGCCCTTGCTCAGAGTAAAGGAACTACATATGAAGATGTAATTTCTGCTACTCGTGAATTTAAAAACATGCAAGCCGAAGCAGAAAAGTTTGCAGACATGTATGATCAGCAAGGAACTATGACAGATGATCAAAGACAACAGATTATAGATTTTTATATACTTGGTCCACAAACTGGTCAAGGCCCACAACAACGAATGTTTCGTCGTGCTTTAGGAAGCACTGCTGATGCAGTTGGATTTTTATCTGAAGCTTTTCTTCCTGAAAAAGTAGTAGATAAAACAGCAGAAACATATCAACAATATATACCCAAATCTGTAAAACAAGAATTATCAGCATTTATTGATCCTTATCATGGTGAGGGTTTGGTAGCTGGTATTGAGGAGGTTGGTGGAGAATTAGCTTCTTATGCTTTGCCAATGACTGGGTTTGTAAAGGCAGGTAAACTTGTAGCGAGCACACCGCAAGCAGCAGCACAACTTTCTAAGCTAGGTAAAAAAGGTAGACTATTTGCAAAAGCAGGGGGGTATGGTGTAGCCTATGCGGCTGGCGCAACTGTTATTGATGATCCTAGAATTAGCACATTTGATTCAATTAAAGCTGCTGTCTTTGAAGACCCTGCTGCAATGGAGCGATTAAAAAAGCTTGCCGAAAATCCAGATGATGTAGAGGCTTCTGATTATCTAACTGCCTTTATTGAAAACCTTGCCTTTGAAGGGCTTGGTGGTGCCGGTGTACATTCGGCCGGTTCTCTTGCAAAAGCTCTTGGTCGTAGCTATAAAACTGGTAGTCTATCAAAAGTTAAAAATGTAGCTACAAAAATTGGTGACACCACAAGAGGAGCTACGCAGCCATATATTAGCACTCTTGCAGAAATGACAGAAAAGCCACGGCGTCGAGTAGGTCAGTATTTTAGTTCTCGTATGGGAACCGATGACAATTTTATTTCTGCTTTGTTGAAAAGAGAAACAGCAGATGAAGCATCTGTAGTTCGTGCAGACGGCATGGCTGCTGATCTTCAAAAATCTATTGATGAAAATCTTCCAGAAAGATTTAAGACGGAAGAGTTTTATAGAGATGTAATTAATGAAGCTTTGGCTGGTAACAAAAAACGACTTGATGATCTTCGTGTTATATCTCCTAAAGTTGCAGATAATGTAGATATTCTAAGAAATGAAATTGATACTCTGTCTAAAAAACTTCCTATTGAAGCAGGAAATTTAAGAGCTATTATTGATAATAATCTTGGCATATATCTTAACAGGTCATATGAAATTTTTGATAACCCAGAATACAAAAAGATTATTGCTGAACGTGTTTTGAAACGTCCTGAAAATAAAGCTAAGATTAGAGAAATACGTTTAGGTCAAGCAAAAGGCATGTACAGCAAACAAGAAGCTGATGCTTTGATTGATGGTCTTACAGATGACGTTGTTGAAAACGCTGCAGACTTTATTGGCAAACAAAGAGGCCTTCCTGCTAACGCTCCTGAAGTTCAAGAAACTTTAGAAAAACTTGTTAAGGCTGAAGACGCAGAAACATTTGCTAATTTTATTGCTAGTATTTCTAACAAGAATAGATATGCATCTTCAAGTAAACCGTTGCTAAAACGGTCTGATCTTGACGTATCTATTCGTGATCTTATGGGAGAAGTAAAAGACCCCAAGAAAAACTTTATTAATACATATGTTAAGCTTTCTAAAATGAATGCAGAAGCGGAGTTTCTTAATGAAGTAGCTGGACAACTTAGTATTAAGTTTCAAAATCGTGTAAAGAAAATTATGGATCGTAATCCTAACCTGACTTATGCAGAAGCTACTAAAGAAGCACAAAAAGGTTTGGTTGATGTATCTTCTGGTATTGGTGCGGATAAAAAACTAAGTTGGATTTTTGAAGGTGCAAAAACAGGAGATGTAAAAAATCCTATGCAGTTTGTATACGCAGACAAAGCATATGTAGATGCAATTAATAAAGGGTTTGATGTATCTCTTGATAGTATTGGAAATAATATTCTTCGTAACGGTTTACAAGCATTTGCAGGCGCTAAAGGTGCATCTCAGTTTGCAAAAACTGTTTTGAATGTGCCTACACATGGTAAGAATATGATTGGTAACGTAGCAATGCTTACAGCTAATGGTATTTTTCCTAATAAAGCTGCTCTTAACAAAGCAATTCAAACCACGGCAGCCCAACTTAGAAATAAAAATAATACTGAGTTGGGTGAGCAACTTGCCGAGTATATTCAACTTGGTGTTACAAACTCAGGTGTTGGTCTGGGTATTGTAAGACGAAATTTAAATGAAGCATTTAAAAATTCAGATGGATATATTAATAAAGTTACGGCTCTTCGTAGGGGTAAAGAAGGTCTTAAAAAAATAGCAGATGTATATCAAGCTGAAGATGACTTTTTTAAAATTATTCATTTTGAAAAAACAAAAGAAACTTTGAAAAAAGTTTATCCAGATTTTTCAGAAGAACAAATAAAGCAAATGGCTGCTCAAAGAACTAGGGACATGATGCCTAACTATCGTCTTGTTCCTAAAGCATTTAAAGCAATGGGATATTCTCCCTTTGGAGACTTTGTTGCTTTTCCTATGGAGATGCTAAGAACATCTAAAAACATGGCTAAGTATACCATGCAGGATTTAAAAAATGTAGCATTTTCTGGAGATGAAAATGTTAATAAACAAGAGCTTTTAAAATATGCTGGTTCTAGGTTAGCAGGAATGACGGCAGTTGGAACTGTACCGACAGTTTTAAATAATGTTACTCGTTCTGCTGCAGGTATTTCAGAAGAACAAGACGAAGCTATTAGTTTGCTTGGACCTTCCTATTATCGTCTGCAAGATAAAATTTATTTAGATGGATTTTCTGTAGATAACAACGGACATGTGTCTGCTCCTGTTACATACATAGGTGCATATGATCCTTATAATATGTTAAAAGTAATGGCTAGAGGTGTACATACTGCTTTGCTTGAAGGTGAAGATTTGAATGAGGAGCAACTGTTTAGACTTGGAATAGGGGTAGCAGAACAAACATTCTATCCTATTGTTGGCCCCTCTATGTTAACAGAAGCTATGGGAGACGTTTTTAATAAAATTACTGGAAAAGAATCTTATAGTGCTGAACCATCTCAGGGAGTGTTAGCAGATTCTTTAAGTACAGTTGTTGACCTTTTTGATCCGGGATACAAAAGATTTTTAGATAGAAGAAAAGATTACGAGCGTAGTGGCATGTCTGATAACTTCTATAGTATTTCTGAAGGTGATGTAGACATGGCTGCTTTTCTTGGATTTAGAAGAACAAACATTGATTTGTCTGCAGGTATTGGACAGAATGTAATTGGACCTATGTCTAGAATTAGAAAAGCAGATGGACGATTAAAAAGTGTAATTCAAAATCCTAACTCTACATCTGAAGATATTTACAATGAATATGTAGAAGCACAGAAACGAAGGTCTGAAGGTTTTAAAGAACTTCGTGGTGTGATAGAATTATACAAAGATGCTGGATATACAGTTGAAGGACTGATTGACGATGTCGATCTTGAAGGAAGAAAAAGAGGATTTACTCCTGAAGAACGTGAATTAATTGCATATGCTAATGAAAATAAATTTTTACCATCTCAAGTCAGGCCAAAGAAAACTTTTGCCGGACCTGTTGCAGAAATCCCATATCAACAAATTGAAGAACTGTATGGTCAGTTGTTAAACCAAAGGATTGAATAATGGCTAAGAAAAAGAAAACACTTTCCGATATGGTGAAGGCACCACGTACCATTGACATCAATGGTCAGAAGCATATGCTTGCGTGGATTACACCAAAGGAGGGCAAGACCTTGAAAGCACTTGGTGGTGCTGGTACTCCGGGTCCAATGGGCCTCCCTGCTTTTTTCTTTGGTGATCCCGGAGAAAAAGATATTGAACAAGATATTTCTTCTGCACTTGAACAACAAAGCAGACAAGAAACTAATGTTGCAGATGTTATTGGTAGTGATGATGATGAAGATATGGATCAAAGCCAGCAGCAAGATCAGGCTCTTGCAAAATTTCTTTCTGATAAAAACGAAGAGGATCGTAGCTGGGTAGAAAATAAATTTATCAAAGATGTAGAAAAAGGTAAGACTATTGGCATGTATCAATACGATCCTCGTGGTCGTATGACAGGATATACTCACTCGACAAATCCTTTGGGACTTGGTGGCATACTTGCTAGTCTCACAGGGAGTACGCCCATGGTCTATACAGGTTTTGGTACAAATCCTTTTGCTCCTCCAGTACAGGATGACGGCGAAAGAGCCACAACTAGCGGTCCTGCAGCGCCCTCTGCACCAGACGAGCCAGCGGCTCCTGCTGAAATGACACAGGCAGAAAAAGATTATTATGCAAAAGGTATCGGACCAAGCACAAACATTCCGGGGTCTGAACAGGACATCTATGAAAGCGTGATTAGTACAGGCACTAGCCCTATCGGTGGTCGTTTCGACAAAGAAAAAGGTTTGTTATATCTTCCTGATGGTCGTATCATTGATATTAAGACAGGAAAAGAAGTAAAGAAAATGTCAGGTCTGGACATCTTCAAACCTGTGTCAACAGTAACTGCATAATGGCTGCTGATAAGTTAATGGAGTGGAAGGTTCTTCCACGTATCATGACGATTATGTTTACTATTATGGCATGGCGTTGTGCAGAATGGTTTATGAATCTTCCTGATCCAAATGCGGTTCAAGCCGGATTTGTATCTGTAGTAATGGGTGCTATGACAGGTGCCTTTGCAATCTGGATGGGAAATGAGGCAAGAAAATGAAATACAATAGAGAGCATTTTATTAACAAACTGATTGAACATGAAGGAATGGTTCTTCATGTATACAAAGATTCGCTAGGTATCGACACAATAGGAATTGGTAGAAACCTAGAAGATCGTGGGATTACACAAGATGAACTTGACTATATGGACTACCCATCTATCGAATACGTATACTCAGATGGAATATGTGAGGGAGATGCCAAGTATCTTGCCAACAACGACATTGAGATTGTTGAAGAAGAGCTTTGTAAAGCCCAGCCCTGTGTTGAAGAACTTGATGCTGTACGACAGCTTGTATTAATGGACATGGCTTTTAATATGGGAGTGCCTCGTCTGAAAAAATTTGTCAAGATGTGGAATGCGATACATGAAAAACAGTTTGACGTAGCCGCCAAAGAAATGCTCGATTCCAGATGGGCTAGGCAGGTAAAAGGACGAGCTATAAAACTTTCTAACGCAATGCACAACGGAGAGTTCTAATATGCTTAACCTACTTATTGGACCAATCGCTGATCTAGCTGGTACATGGCTGGAAGGAAAGGTTGAAAAGACAAAAGCAGAAACCGGAGCCAAGGTTGCTAGAGCAAAAGCTGAAGCAACTATCATGGAGAAAAAGGCTACGGGGGAACTTGATTGGGACTTGGAAATGGCTAAAGGTAGTCAGTCGTCTTGGAAAGACGAGTGGCTTGTAATTCTTTTTTCTGTGCCGCTGATACTAGCTTTTATACCGGGAATGGAAGGGGTTGTAGCAAATGGATTCCAACAACTTGAAACGATGCCGCAGTGGTATCAATATTCTTTGGGGGTTATCGTTGCTGCCTCATTTGGTGTTCGTAGTGCTACTAAGTTCTTTGGAAAAAAATAAAAAACAATTTAAGCTTCGTCGTCGTCCTCTTCGATAAACTCGTCAAGGTCTTCGTCGCTGTCGTCTAGTGGAGCAAATTCAGCAGGGAAAGCTTGCTCCATTAAGGCGATCATGGTGTGGAATCCTACCACCTCCATAACCTGTATGATCTCTAGCTCTAGAGAGTCTGCAGACATCTCCTCACTATCAGAGTTGTTACCACGGACACGGGACAGAAGCTCAAGAGCTTTCAGTGCTGTGGTTCCGTGGCCTCCGTTACGTGCCACCTCATACTGCTTTTCAATTTCTGTAATAACGTCAATGTCAGTTGACATTTCGTTACGTAGCTCTTCAATACGTTCTTGTATTGAAGTTTCTTGTAGTAATCGATAGCCTTGATTGTAAGCTGATGCCTCACTATATCCTGCATCCTTGGCCGCTCGTGTGGCATTGTTATGCAGGATATAGTTTTGGCAGAACTTTTCTTGCTTCTCTTTAAGCTGCGACACCCATCATCTCCATGTAGCTCATTTGAGAATATCTCTTTGAGTTTTTCCACACTTCTGATACAAGTGTTCCTTTGCCATGAAATGTAATGTTCATGTCAATGTCCATATTATCAAATAATTTTTCACAGTCTTGTGCCATTGCAAGAAGTTCTCCTGTTGTCCAGAAACGATAACCGTTTAGTTCAACATGAAGATATTTTTTCTGTCCTGTTTCCATTGTTTCTTTTTTCATTTCTTCTGTAACTTCTCCATCAATCGAACAATCAAATCCGAATAGTTCAAAGTTACGGAAGCCCATGATGTGTGCAATAGAAAGAGTTCGGAGGGCTGCACAAGTACCGCCAGTTACAAGTGTCGAACCCTCTTCAATATGCGACTCTTTTGAAACAACAATTTTATCTTTTACATCAGGATCACGGATGGCATCGGAGTATGCATTCCAACCCTTGATGTTTGCCTTTTTCTTTTGTAGATGTTTTGTAACTGACGGATCAGTCATAGAGGCAATTAAGAAAAAGGTTTTAGGATCAATCTTTTTAAACAAGTCTTTCCGTTTGACACCATGTGTACTAACTCCTTCTATAGGACGAGGGTCTAATACCACACAGGCGAAGGGTTGAATACCATGTTCAAGCAGCTTTGGGTAGCTGTGCTTTACACAGAACACTTGTCCTCCTGTTTCATCAATACGTTTTTTCAAAAGATCGTAGTCAACAGAGTGTCCTCCAGATACAATCAAAGCAGTTTCATTGTGTATCTTAGCATGTTTTAGCCAATTAAAATCACTGATTAACTCAAGATTAGTTTTGATATTGTTTACAATTTCTTTACTGTCTCGTGCATCTTTTGGTGTAATAACAATAGGCACACGAGTAAGACTATCTGGTAAGTTTGGAAGTCCTTTTTTGTTGGCTACGAATGCAAGGTGTGTTATCCCTCCACCAAGAACACGATCTTGAGAAGGCAGAACAACTTTACCATATGCCTCCATTTCTTTAATCAGTTTATTAACACCCATGTTTTTTTCATCCGGTAGGTTACCTTCTTTGTCCTTGCTAAAGAAGTCATCGAACACTAGGACCGGAATATTTTTTAGATTTTGATAATCAGATTTTACTGTTTCGTAGGAATGTCCACCATCTATATAAGCAAAGTCTGCTTCCTGTGCTTCTTTACAAGCTGGAAGCGTTTTCTTTGTGTCTCCTTTGTACAGATTAAAAGTAAAATCTTTGCCTCTTTCTTGCATCTTATCTGCAAATTCCATAAGGCGTTGATCTATAGCCTCAAGCATATTATGTGGTTTGGTATTCATTTCATATTCGTCTGATTCTTCTGTTGCATCTTCAAACAAATCAAAGCCAGTATAGTGAACTTTGTCTGTGTGTTCAAATGCTGCGAGTGCCATCTCAATAGCACGGCCACCATTCCACGTTCCTGTCTCGACAATTTTTTCCGGCTTGTAGTGCCGGATAATATCTGCGAGTTGTTTGTAACGCTTTGGCCCCGTGACATCTGGAGCTACTCCTGAGATTTTCTTTTTAAGGTTTCCCTTAAAGTGGTCGAAGTATTCAGACAGTGGGGATTGAGCAAAAGCTGACAATCCTTTTGCATTTTCGGAAAGGTTGTGTACGACCATTCCGTGGGCTTTGTATATGTTGAGGAGTCGCTCGAAAATAAATCCGTCGTGCCACTCTCTGTAGGCAACGGTTTCACCAATTGTATAGCAACCACGCAGATCGGCAAGGATACTGCAAGTGTTATGACAAGAAAGATTAAACCCCATGAAACTTGTTTCACTGTAATCTACATCCTTTCGGCCAAGGTGTACAAGATCAGCCTTATCAGGCAACCACTTTTCCACCTCTTTCACATCAAGTCGTTTGGTTGTTACTGTATCTGCATCAAGCCAGATCATCCAATTGTCAAGCTCTGGGACACCGCCACCAAGAAGAAGTTTTTCTTCTTGATCCATCATCTCAAAACCAAGCTCAGTCATAGCAAAAACTTTATGACACCATTTGATTGCATCAAGACGCCAGTTATAAGCCATCTTGCCGCCCTCTGTTCCGTCGTGTAGCTTCATTCGCTCACGATAATCTAACATTTCTTCTACGTCATTTAGATTACGATAAGTAATACAAGGACTGCGAGGAGGGTCAACGCTTTCAATATCGAAGTCGTGATAGAAAGCCACGAGTTGAAAGTACGATGGGTTCCATTTGTCAACAACGCTTTCCAGCATGTTTCTAGCGTATTCATGATAGCCCTTCTCACTAAAAGAAGTTACAAAGGTGTACATTAAATAATTTCTCCTAACATTTTATCTGTCATAATTTTACTGTTAAGAGACTGCCATTCCCCTGCATAGTTGATATCAGACTGTCTCTTTGGTTCCCATTCTGTAAACCACGGGCCACCAGTTGTAAAGTGTACGTTCTTCGGATCGATGTGTTCTGGAGACCAATCATCCAACCAGTTCCACTCTTCCGAAATGTGACCAATCTCTTCGTCTTCCAACCACGACAGGCCGTGCAGCCACGATCCTGTTTTTACGTTAGCGTCGTCTACAGTGAGACGAAGATTGGCTGCGTGAGAACAGTTCCACAGCATGAAGCTGGACCAGTTCTTACGATTGTATTTCTGTTGTATCTGTCCATCCATCTTAACAGACTTGGACGGATTGTAGTTGTGCTTGACGCACTGTACAGCATAATGTTCATTCTTTGTATATTCATCGAACAGTTCACGAATATCAGAGCGAACAAGCATGTCCGAATCCATGAACAAGGCCCAGCCATCATACTGATTCAAGGCAGGTACAAGAAATCTTGTAAAGGTAAACTGAGTGCTGAATGGGCGACCATCCGTCTCATCTACCATAACCCGTTTGCCATCAACAGAATCAAGCCTAGCAGCCCTGCGATAAAGACCGGCTCTGCGTAGGGAATGTTGAAACAAAGGAATGATATCGTATTCTTTATTGAATCTAAGAATTGAATGACGTAAGACTTCAAACGCATTTTTTTCCCTCTCGTCAAAGCCAATGTAGATCACTGGTTTCTTTGCTGTGAACATATTCTATACTCCTTTTGACTTATTGTCAAGCTCTTTTTTCTTTATCCATTCTTCGTAGCATGGGTGGTGGCGGGGAGGGTTCCATTGAACCCATCCCTCTCCCTTCTTCCAAGGTTGTTCTTTGCTATTTTTTTCTGTCACTTTTAAACCTGTGCTTGAAGAATACCACTACATTGATTGCGGTGTTAACAGTGATGGCAAACAAGAGCCACCACTGCCACCAATTAGGCATGTCTAGTCCTTCGATCATGCTGCATCAAGATCAACTACTTCACAAACACCAGCCGTACAAGCTAACTCACGACCACCAGAGGTGGTATCTTCTTTTTCGTATTCAGAAAGAAGCGCCCAGTTTACTTTTTTTGGCATCTGCTTTAACATCTCTCCATACTCTTCAGCCGTACAGTCCTGATATGGCGCTTGTGCATACACATGATCGTCGAAAGGAAGGAAGCTAATTCCCGACACCTCGTCAAAGTTTTCGTATACCCATGCTCCAACCTCCATCCATTCATGTTCTTTCACAGATATGGTGACAGAGGGTTTGTGTTCACACCAGTTCCGCTGATATAAAAGCCAGAGTTCAAGTTGTTCAATAGCAGACATGTCAAAACGTGTGACTGCACTATGCGGAGATTTCATTGGAAAGCTAAACACAGTAGTACTGTCAGGCTTTGATACATCAGGCTCGTTGGGGATACCCTCAGAGATCAGGAATTGTGTTATAGGGTCTTTATTATCACCACGAACAGTGCGGATGTAATACGGATTGTGACGAGCATGAATTCCAGAAGCACTATTTACAAGCTGCGACACTGTACCGGACGGCTTCACGCAGGTAATTGCTGCTGACTGCCTGATGCCAAGACGCTCAGACATTACCTTGTTTGTAACAATTGCCTGTTCTTTGAGTGCATTCAGAGTAGCGCCAATGTTCATACCAAGGTGTGCTGACTTACCTGACATCATATCATTGTCCATGATACCTGTTAGTGATACGCCAAGCAACCGCTCCTCTTCTGTATTCTTCTTCCACACCTTACGAAGGTATTTAAAGTTCGTCAGGGTGGCTTGGAAAGTTCCTAGTATGGTTGCCAGCCGTACCTTGTCTGTCAGTGTCTGTTGCGTGTCTGAGGAGCGTACAACCACCTCTGAAAGATTACAGAACTGATATGGACGGAGAATGATTTCGCTGCATGGATTGCATCCGTAGTCATAGTGCAGAGGCTCCTTAGTCAGATGGTGCTTCATACCTGTCAGAGTGTCACGACGACCATTCTTCTGTGCCTGTTTGATTGCAGACTCACGGTTGAAAATGCCACGCTCACCCGACTTGCTGTCGTACAGGGATACCCACTCACGCATGAACGTACCAATCTCTGGCTTGAACCTGTAAGCAACGGAGTTGTTAGCCAGAGCACGTTGGCCTTCATTGAGCCACCACTGTCCTGACTTTGCCTTAGCCATCAGATCATCGTTCAGATTAGACAGACTGATCAGTGCGCTGCGACGTACACCGCCTACAACAACGACTTCACCAATCTTACACATGATGTCGTGACATTCGATGGGGTAGAGTCTGCGTCCCGCAGCACCCTTGAACTTCTCAATGCAGAACTTGAAAAGCTCTACCAGAGGTTGGGGACCAGAGGCACGACCACCAAAGGTCTTGAGCCTTGCTCCTGCGGGTCTTACCTCACTGACATCCCACTTGGGAATCTGTCCTGAGTAGAGCATAAAGATAAGTTCTTTCAAGGACTTAGCCCAGCCGGGACGAGAGTCGCCTACCTTGATGACAGTATCTGTCTCATGGAATTCTTCATTAATCACAGGAAGCTGATCTACGCAGTCACGTTCTACGGAAAAGCCCACGCCTGTACCACACATAAGAATATACATACACTCGTCAAACGCACGAGGGTTATCAACAGGAAGATACGAACAGTTGTATCCACCAACATGACAGCGATCCAAAGCAGGACCAGCCGTCATGAGTGCTCTCATACTTGGCATAATATCCTGATTCAGTACGGCTTCTTCAAGCTCTGCACGTAAGTCTTCCGGCATAGCATAGTTATGATTCTTGGCAAGGTGATTCTCCATGTAATCAAAATAACGCTCAACAGTTTCTGTCCAAGTTTCACGACGCTGGTCTTCGTCACGCCACCTTGCATAGCGAGAGAGAGCAATGAAATTTTGATAGTCTGAGGGAAGATAATTATTCATTGACGAGTTTCCTTTCTCAAGTGTTAAAGGTGCAATTCTATCACGGCTTATTCAAAGAAGCAACACATTAATGACCTAAAACTGCATTAATTCTTTTTCTTACATATTCAATTTCTCCAGACCTGAGAACCTTGAATGCAAAGTCTCTCATGTAATGTGGATCAACCCCTGCGTAATCACACACCTGTACAAAATCATCGGCAGTTACGCCGACAGAAGAAAAGAACCAAGCTATGGCCCTGTCACGATGCAGAACAGCCGTTGTTGGCTCCACTGAAGTGACGGGTTTTGTTGCATCAAGAAGAGCTTGGAGAAGAACACATAGGAACAGTGTCTTCTCCGGTGTGGAGATTTCATCCAGCCCTTCTTCTACGAGAAATATTTCTTCTTTTTTCATTGAACCATTCTTCTGGGATACCCTCCCCTTGTTTACAATAAAGGAATCCGTATTTCTCACACCAGTCGGCGTATGTCATCTTACCTCCTTTGTATAATTTTCTGTTTGGATTATCAAACACAAATCTAATGTCGTGCTTGTTACCATACTGATCTCGAATGAACAGGTGCTTCTTCCTGTCCTCTAACATGAACCGCCCCTTGACTTCCAGTATGATTCCATTTGGTAATACAAAGTCAGGGATATATCGCTTATCTTCTACCCATGTAAAAGGGATGGCGTCAGGTTCATACACAAAATCTATCTTGTGTTTGATTAAAACCTGCGCCGTGTTAAACTCAGAGTTAGATCGATACTGATGATCCTTTGGTTTGCGTTTCTTAGGCATGGAGTTCTTCCACTGCCGGAGGATTGACAACCTGTGTCAAATATCTGACACCTGTTGAGTATTGGAACTGACGCAGACCGTGACCACCGTTTGCGTCTTTCCAGCACTCGAATTTGTGTGGGCAGTAGATGCATCCAACAGCCAGTTTCATATTGCCAGACTTTCCGTCAGGCTCTGCCTCGTAGCAACGCTCTGGTGGAGTAGCCTGTTTAAGAACACCCTTGAGATAGTTGATACGATCAGATGCATTGATCATGTTCATCTGATCAACAGTCATCAGAGCAAGCTCACCAGACGATTTGTCTACGGCAAAAAACGCAGCCGTCTTGTCACCCTCTGCCTCTGCATACCCAGATATCTGGGCAATGTATCCAAAGGGATCGTTGAGTGCTAGTGTACCTTCTTTAAACTTTTTGAAGGCGTAGGAAGAAGCAGACTTGATATCTACAAGCGTACCATCAATACGACAGTCTTTATGTCCCTTGATGCCCTCCACTTCTACGGTCTTTTGTTGTTCAGTAACTTCATGTCCTGATATTTCTGTTAGCAGTACAAGAAGAGCCTCAAGGATTTCTCCATACAGAAACTTCAAACGGGTTGGTCCGCTAAGCGTTTCTTGTGTCTCATTTGTGGAACGCATATCGTACCACAGTTGACGATTCGGCTTACCGATTTGTGACATTCGTAGATTTTTAGACCGCTCTCTCTTGCCTTCTGACAAAGCAGATTTAGTGGCAGCAGATACGACACGACCAAAGTTTTGGATAGCGTCTCTGTTCTTGATTGAATTTAGGTTTGTACCCTGTTCAAGCAAATCATAGATGTCTTCAATTAGAGTATCTATTTTCTTTTTCATTCGCCATCCTCGATTTCTATTAGTTTGTTGAGATACCATCTTGCTTTCTTCAAATCTTCGACTCCGTTCTTGTAACGATAGCGCCAAAGATACTTAATGATGTTACCTTGCAGATAGTACTCGAACCCTTCACCCAGACCAGTAGCAGCCTCAATGGCGTCAATACATTCAATACCAGATTGATTGTAATGACTTGGACTGTTTACCATATCGTTGGCCCAGTTTTGATATGCTTGAGATTGAAAACTTTCTGTCATGATTTCTCCTTTCTATAAATACTGGCGTACCCACCCAAACACTAGCCAGTCCGCAGCCATATCCAAGATAGTGCTGCACCCATTCGACGCTACGTTGACTTAGAAAGGAATGTCGTCATCGTTGTTGTTGTCATCGGCTGCTGTGTCAGCCGCTGCCTGATACCCGTCAGGAACAACATCAAACGCATCGTCGTTGGCGTAAGGGATCAGGTTCACAACCTGCAACTTTGCAAGGTCAGCACCTACACCACTCTTACCGCCATACTCCCAGTCGTAGGTCTTGAATGCCACGTTGACATCGGAACCATTACCGACAAGAGTATCAGTCATCACACGCTTCTGCGAATCAACCATGATGGGCTGGTTGTTGCTAGTCCCATCCCGACGAGTCACATTACGCTTGATCTTTACAAAGTCTCCACGCTCGTCGCCCTTGTTCTTGATGGGCAGACCAAGAGCCTTAGCCTTATCCAGTTGATCACCAGTTAGGGCGATATCAACAGACCAGACAGGTTCGAAGGTCATATTAGGTTGAGCGATGGAGGTCCAGTAAGCTTTGCCAGAGAGAACTTCTACAGCCATGTTTTGTATTTCCTTTTCTGTTAGTGCGGTCCCTGCCGCTGATTTAGTTTTGGAATTATGCCACACCAGAATTAGTGTGTCAACACTTTTTAGTGAGTCTCAGCCCAATTGTTTCCAATCTTGTATTCACTGTCCAGTGCGCAGCGAACCTTCAGGTTTTCCTCAACGTACTTCATTGCACGTTGTGTAGCCTCACCAAACCTTTCGGCCTGATCAGAACGTACCTCAAACTGATACTCGTCGTGAATGCTGGCGACAAGGCGGTAGTCATAGGCACCCTGTCGCACAGCTAAAGTTATCTGACGCAACCATTCTTTACAGATGATTGCTCCTGCCCCTTGAAGAAGCAGATTGACGGCGGCGTGTTGTTGTCTGACTTTGAGTAGCCGTCCGTCCAGACCACGGATGTATCCAGAAGCAGATGCCTTTGCTACGTTCTCACGCAGGAACTTCAACGCTGGCATATTCTTCATGAACCTGTCCATGATCTTCTTACCTTCCTTTGCACCACCTCCGACAATGGACCCGATCTTCTCCGGCCCTGCGCCATAGATCAATGCATAGATAAAGGTCTTGGCTTGGTCTCTTGTGTCGAGTCCTGCCATCTTCTGATTGGCGGTATGAATGTCACCATTCACCACCTCCTTCGTGAAGTCTGGATCATTCATGTAATGTGCCAGACAGCGAAGCTCTAGAGAAGAAGCGTCACACCCAACCAGCTTGTAGTTGTCGTTTGTTGTGATCCAAACTGATCTACATTCCTTGCCGTAGGGAGAATACACAGCCGGAATTTGAGCCATGTTGGGGCTGTAGTGCGCCATCCTTCCAGAGATAGCTTTGAGTGTCATGACCTTACCGTGTACCCTGCCGTCGTCCTCGACAACATCGATCCATGATTTGATCTGTGACACTCGCTTTTGCAACAGTAGGTACTGTGCAATCTTCTGTGCCTCCGGTATGTCTACTTTGTTCAACGTACCTTCGTCCACAATCGGATGCCCTGTCGGGGTGAAGTTCTTAGGCTTCCACCCCTTGTCCATCAGTCGGCTTGCGATCTGTTGGCGGGAGCCGGGATTGAATACTGTGACCTTGTCCTTCAAACGATTGCCTGTCTTTTCAGAGTAACGCTCCTCCACGATAGGTGGAAAAATTTCTTGCATCTCTTTTTCGATGGCACCTGATTCGTCGGACAGTCGAGCTACAAGACAGGACGCAGCGGGTACATCAAGAGTGAATCCGTTATTCTCTTGCTTGTCCACGATGGCCCTGACGGTGTGCTCCAGCCGGATGCTGCTGGCTGAAAACCTTTTCATGATGGGTACGAGATGTCGATACAGCTTGGCTGTAAGTTTTACATCGTTAATGCAATACTTTAACATCTCCTCGTTGAAGCTTGAGAAGTCTTGGTAATCCGTTTTCGGAAAACCAAGACGTTCTCCCCAAGATTCAAGAGAGTGACCACCATCCCTTGAAGGATCATCAAGCTGAGACATGATCATTGTATCCCTGATCTGTTTCAGCTTGATGTCCGTGAAGGCAAGTCTATTCAGGACAGGAGCATCGAAGGAGACGCCGTTGTGCATGACGATAACATCGTAGTCCTGAATAAACTCACCAAAGGTTGTAATCAGATTGTCACCATGGAAAGTGTAGACCTGATTACTATCCAAGTCTTGTGCGGCGATACAGTGGATCACCGTGGCATTCAGGTCATCTGTTTCTATATCTACCGCAACTCGTTTCATAGTTTGACTAGCTCCGCTTTGTTAACAGGAATGTGGAAGAAGTGTTCACCCTTGAGGATGTTTCTACCCTTTGCTTCTTTTACTTCTGACTCTTCTACTACAAAGTCTTTGATACGCCAAGCATACTGCAAGTCTTTACGAAGAATGTAGAAGTTGAAGAATGGTTTGTTCTCCAAGCTGTGTACACGATTGATCAGTTTGTGTTTCCGGTATGGAATCCTGATCTCTTCCCAGCGAGGGTTCCAATCACCACGCCATGCGTACTTGATCTCGACCTCGCTGAAGTAAGTATTATCCTCCTTTTGGCTTTTGATGTCAACCGAAAAGTCTTCTGTTGCATCCAGAATTGTATGACCATTTGCTTTGAGATAGCTGATGATCTTGTCCTTGGCGGGAGTGTCAGCGGCGTCATACCGCTGACGAGAGAACGGAATATTCACTGCCCCCTTGATTGGTTGTAGTGTCATAGAAACTCTCCTACATCTTCCAGTTCTTGACCGGCTTCGAATGGGTTGTCGATCTCCTGCATACGACCAGTGTCCTTGTCGTACAACAGGTAGGCAGCAACGCCTGTCTCACCAGCGTAACGGTTCTTCAATACCCTGACCGTTGTTGTGTTAGCTTTGATAGGATCAGTCGCCTGTTGGTCACGTTCCATAGCAATGACCGCATCACTGATCTGTGCAATGCTGTGTGAGCCACGGAGCATGGACAGAGATATCTCCTTGCCCTGTTCCTGTCCCTTGTCGCCTGATGCACGACGCAGGTGTGACACAAGCAGCATGGCGCAGCGTGTCTCTTCAACCAGTGACCGTAGCTTGGTCATCATCTGGTCAATGTTACGACGCTCGTCCTCGCCTTCCAGACCGGACACAAGGATCGACAGGTGGTCAAGGATAATGAACTTACAGTCCAGAGCCTTGACCATGTAGCGAATCCGATTCAGGATTTCGTCAGTGGTGATCGAACCAAAGTGATCGAAGGCAAAGTACCGTCCAGTGCGGATAGTAGGGTCTTCGAACTTGCGAAGCTCTTCCTTGCTGTACTTGTCCCTGATCTCCTTGATGTAGATACGATCACTGGCAGCAACAGACATCAGATGGAATGCAGTCTGTCTCTTGTTCTCTTCAAGAGAGAAGATACCAATGTTGTGCTCAGTATTGGTAAGCAGGTGATACATAAGCTCACGCATCATGCTCGACTTACCTGCGCCTGTGCCAGCCGTGAAGGTCACAAGCTCACCAGTTCGAATACCAAACAGCTTGTCGTTGAGACCGTTGTATGGATACAGTACAGTCTCCACATCGTCCTCGTCGTACAGGCTGTCAGCAATGTCGGCAAGGTTGACAATACCTGCCGGTGTGTAAGGCTTGGAGTCCCACCACTGCCGGACGAATGCCTCACGCTTACCTGCCTTGAGATAGTCGTTGGCATCCTTCATGTCCATCTTCATGATTAGACACTTGTTTGGTTCGAACACCTGTGCCACCTGATTCGCAGCCTTGCGTCCGTGTTCGTCGTTGTCAAAGCACACCACGATCTTGTCGAATCCGTTGAGGTATTCATAGTTTGCCTTGACATCTTTGATGGCACCTTGAGCACCAGACTTGATGGACAGCACAGGCCACTTGGAACCAAGCATCTCGTATGCAGACAGAGCATCGATCTCACCCTCACAGAGTGTGACGAACTTACCCCTGTTGTTGAACTTGTTCTGTCCAAACAGTTTGCCCTTGGGCAGATGGCCCTCAACAAAGAATGCTTTGTTACTGACCTGTCGCACCTTGTTAGCTACGAGAGAGTTGGACTCGTCGTAGTATGGATAGTAGTGCTTGTCACCACGCACCGTCACACCGTAGTGCTTACAGGTTGCGAGTGAGATGTTCCGTGCAGGGATAGCTGCGAACTCCCCCTGCGTCAGACTGTTTTGGTACACACCTCGTACAGGTGATGTTTGTTCCTGACCCATTGATCCGTCTCCTTTGGTGTAGGTGTTACAGGAAAAGCAGTATTGAGTGTTAGTGTCATACAGCACGTTGGCGTCGGAGGAGCCGCACGAATTGCACGGCCCCCTGCTTACCACCTTGGCCTTAGTATCCTCCATAGTACATGTCTCCTACGTCTACGTTGGCTTCTTCCATCCCGACATCGGGGTGGTATATAATTTGGAGGTCTTCACCATCATACACAAAAAGCATACCATGCCAGTACTCAGATGTAAACCCCATTGCTTCGACTAAACGCTGTTGATCCTGCATCCACTCGTCTTCGTTGTTGGTCTCCTCTAGGAATGTTGGCCCTTCGATCCTTGTTGTGTACAGGATTTTTGTTTTCACCTTTTGTCTCCTGATCCTCTCAGTGTTCCGTTGCGCTGACGTTCAGCCAGCTTCCACAGGTTGTTCTTGGCGACGGCTTCCAGATTCGTATCCATCACCTCTGCCACTGCGGCAACGTACCACAGGACATCTCCAAGTTCGTCTGCTACTTCCTCCTTCTTTTGGTGCAGTTCTTCACGATCATATCCATCACGGATAAACTTCTTGACCTTGTTTGCAATCTCTCCTGCCTCACCTACGAGACCAAGCGTGGTGTAAGAGAAGCTCTCATTCTTTGGAAAGATTGCAGTCTTCATTGCGAGTTGTTGGTATTCATTGAGTTTCATGTTGTACATCCTTTGTATCTAGTTCACCGGCTACCCACCCACGGGCCAGTCGGAGGGCTTTATCTTCCGCATGAGGGTAGTGCATTTTCCCCACAATCTTACCGTCTTCTGCGAAGAGTATCTCGTAGAGGTTGCTGTCTGTGTGGCGGCTGACGACTGCCTCACGCCTTGCGAAGTTGCTGACTCCGAATAGTTCTTCGACAAGCTCAATAGTCATCCCTTTCTTCCTTTCGTGCTACTTCAAAGGCGAACTCTTCGTGCTCTGCCATCATCTCGTCGGCCTCGTCTTTGGCCATACGCTTGGCTTCCTTGGAGTCATACCCCTCGTCCATGTACTGGTGATAGAGTTCACGGAACAAACGCTTACGATCTTTTTCCCATAGATTACGCATAGTCTTCCTCTTCGATTGACATTTCATATTCAAACTTTGCAAGCCCTTCCAAGAACTCATTGATCTCTTCGATAGAGATTTGTTCCAGAGGCGTTGCTGACACAGTTTCGAGATACTCCCAATCAACAGGGTGAATCTCAGAGTGATCCGAATAAGGATCAGTAAGTTGGATCATAGTCATTCTCAATACTCCCATCTATAGAATATGTGATCCCCGATCTGCACGATCTTGGTTTTGGTTGATGCCCATTCAGGACGGACATATACAGCATGATAGTGTGTAGCACCATCAACAAAGTCGTTGATGTTATTATAGTACACTCCATGTGCTACAGTCAAGGCGTTTGACCACGCCTCTTTCTCTCTTGGCTTGTCAGATTTACCATCACAGTACCAGCTAAACTGGCATCGATTCCTGATGGGGAAGTCATCCGTCCAAGAGTAGGTTGGCCCTTGCTCGACCACGGAGCACACATCGTCAGGATACCTGTCATCTTCGACACGGTTCATGACGACCTGTGCTACCGCTATCTGGCCGATCATGGGCTGGTTCTTGGCCTCGTGATACACGTTGAGGGCAAGACATACAACAGCCTCAAGAAACATTCTGCATGATCTCCACTAGCTTGACGGCACAGTGTCGTGCCTCTTCTTTGGTTGCACAGTAGGGGCGAATGATTCGGTACACTTTTTGAAGTTTAGTCATTTGGATTTACTTTCCTCTTTCCAGAAGTTCTTGTAGGTTTTCTTCTTCGTCATCAAGACAAGCATCATAGAAGCTGTAGAGCGAATCGGCACATTCATATACAGCGTAAGTAGCTTCTTTGTTGTCTTTGAAGTAATGTTCGATAAGAATATCTTTCATTTCTTCCACTTGACGAATCCTACCTTGCAGATACGCAATGTGCTGTCTTTGCTTCACGATTTCTAGCGTTGTTTCAAATTCACTAGTATGATTGTCCAGCATTTCAAACTCCTTAGATTTCCTCAAGTTCGATTTCAATGTCGTCAGGAACTACATCCCCCAGACTCTCTTCTGCGATTTCGTATGCGTGTTCTCTGTCCTTTGCTTCGATGTCAAACTTTGCATACATCACAACCCTCACTTCGAATGGTTTGTAGGGTCTCATGAGTTGTACCTAACCTCTCTGATCAGTTCGAATGTTTCTTCCATTAGTTCAGTTGCGTCGGGCTTGTCGGAGGCCATGGCGATTTCCACGGCCTCCTCCTCGTCCTCTGCATCTACGATATAGGTATGCTGTAGGATAGTATACCCAATGATCTCGTATTTTTTATCCACGCAATGTGATCTCCTTTGCCGGACTCACGAACCGTCCATCCTTGCCACGGCATACCGCAAGGTATCCCACGTTGTTGGAGAAGCTCCCCACAGGCCCGTACTGTGGGGTTGTACGACGGAACAGGATGTTCTTGTTGTCGATGGTGTTGCGGATGGTCTTGTAGGTCTTGCTGTTGATCTTGGTCATAAACATTGTGCTTGTCTCCTCTAGTTGCACAGTTGGGTTTCGTCTGCTTCTTCTTTGTCGTACATTGTACACGATTTGAACGTGTATGTCCACTCTTTGTCTGGATCATGGCCTGTACGGAAGCCAGATACCAAGCGGAACTCGAACTTATTTCGCCATATCATTTGGTTTTGCTCTACACGGTGAGCGAACCGCAGATACATCAAGTCCATGCCAATGTCGTCACTCATATCGCCAAGGACATGATCGTTGATTTGAGTCAGGAACATCATGGGGCCAGTGCATTCGGTAGTCCACTCGTCATCCGATCCCTTGTCACGGTACTGGATGGCCCATGCGTTGTGCATCTCAGGGCTGGCGTTTGTATCAATCATTGTCATCCTCCACTTCAAAGATAATGCGAACCACTCGCACGTTGTCAAAGGGACTGTCATCAGCGACACACTCCCATTCGAAATCACACTGGTGTAGGAACTCCCACAGTCTGTCGTACTCAGTCATTGTATTCCTCCATTCTCTTCTTTGCCAGATCGACAGCGGCGTAGTGTAGCACATACTCCTCTTGGAATATGTATTGGGGCCGCAGTTCCTCATACGCCTCGTCATAGAGGCGCACAAGGATTTCTTCGTT